CAACGCAACTGTTTGGTCAGGCGCAGAATTAGTGATAGTGAAATTAGGATAAGTTCCTGATGTGCTGATACCAGTACTAGCAGTCAGGCTCACAGTCTGATCTGGTGCGCTATTGGTAATAGTGAAGTTTGGGTATGTGCCACTCGTTGAGATGCCTGTGCTTGCAGTCAGCGAAACAGTCTGATCAGGAGCAGAATTTGTAATGGTCAGAGTGCCACTTGATGTAATTGGGCTACCAGTAACAGTTATTCCTGTTCCAGCCGTAGCCGCCACAGAAGTAACAGTTCCTACCGATACTGCACCAGTTTGTCCATTAACAGAAGTAACTAGGTTGCTTTGGTCAATCTTTTGCCAAACTGAACCATTAAACATCAACCAATCGCCAATTTGCCAATCAGTAATGCCGTCTAAGTTAGTAGAACCAGCCGTTGACGTAATGTAGTAGTAGCCATTTACACCCACACCACTAGCCAATGTAGGAGTGTTAGTAGATGCGTTCCAAGTTCCTTGATAACTCAGTCCACCAGCAACAGAAGACCAAGAAAGAACAGTTCCATTGGTAGTTAAGAACTTGCCTGAGTTTCCTGTTTGACTAGGAATCAGGTTATTTATCTGTGTTTGTAGGGAGGCTAGAGTATCAAGGACAGACTGAGAAGTGCCGCCACCATTAGTAATGACTTTGATGCGTTCCGCAAGATCAGGAGCAACAACTTCACCAACATTGAGTTCAACACCACTAGACAAGCCAATGACAAGGCTACCATCAAAATCGATACGAGCAAAGGAGACACCAATACCATCATTACCATCGATTCCATCACGCCCATCGCGTCCATTCTCGCCTTTAACTCCTTGAACGCCTTGCTTTCCATCACGTCCATCTTTTCCATTCTTGCCATCCCTTCCATCTTTTCCGTCTTTTCCGTCTTTAATGGAGGCAACTCGCTTCTCTAGTGTGTTTCCCACTAAGTCATAACGAGATTGGATGTCGGCTTCAATTTTCTTTAAGGCATCAATAACTAGGTTGACGTTCTCACCAATGCGTTGCTTTTGAACCTCTTTTGACTTGGCAATAGATAACTGAATAGCGTCAAGTGCCGCCTTCTTCTCAGCATCCGTCATGTCTTCTAGGTTTGGAATGATGTCACTCATCTTCTTAGGCTCCCAGATAACTCTTCAAGAAAGTCATTCTCGACTTTTGCAAGGTTTTCTTGTTTATTCGCCATCTGTAACTCAACAATTTTGCTCTTATTCTTGATGTCTGCTTCTTTGAGCATCAATTCAGCAATCTTAACCCTTTTATCAAACTCTCTTTGGTTAGCATCTGCCTCACTTGGCAAATTCTTAGTCAAAGATGCACTCATTTTGGCTTGCACTTCTTGTGGCATCAACTGAGCCTCGACAGACAACTTGGTTGCCTCTGCCCGATTCTGTTCTGCCTGAGTAGTTTGCACCGCAATCTGCGCTTGAGCCGCTTGCAATGCCAATTGTTGTTGCACTTGTTGCAGTTGTTGTGCTTCTGGGTCAGGTTGACTCATCTTCTCCAACATAGCAATCAGTTCCATCCTGTTAGACAGACTTGAATTAGCCAAAATGCCCTTCAGAATGACAGGCAAGACAGGAGTATTCGGGCCAAGCGTCTGCAAAAGCCCAATAAACTGCTGTTGCTCGTACTCTCTAGCAATAATTCCAAGCGTTGCCGTAGGAATGAAGTTCATATCCACTGAAGGGTAACGCTCTGGGTCAAACTGCATATAGCGGAAAGCCGCTTTTTGGATAAACGGAATCAAGAAATCCTCTTGGAAGTTCACCAAAGTGCGTTTGTACTTCTTGATGATAGAGGCAACTGCCATAGACATACCGCCTTGACCGCCATCTCTAGCCACATTGCTGATCATGCCTTGGGAGTCAAGAGTTCCAGTTGCTTGCAACAACATACGCTCAAAGTCTTTGGCAGTAGCCAAGTTGTTGGGGTCGCTTTGACCGAACTTAAAGGGGTAGAGAATCTCTGAAGGTGCGCCATTGGTGAGGATTGCCTTGCCTGGCTTTACTTCAAACTTCATTCCCCGTGGTAGACGAGTCGCATCCATCGCAATCATGGGGCTGGTGGTCAATGCCAAGGAGTCTAGGTGTGAGCGAGTCTGAGCATCAATAGCCTTTTGCATATTGAACGCTTTTTCTACTGTGCCTCTGCCAAGCAAGCGATTAGGTACTGTGTCATCCTGATAACTTAGAACAGGGCGATCCTTCATCATGTATGGGTTTTCTTCTGCTTTGAGAAGTTGCCCATCATTGGCAATCACAACAATCGCTTCCACCATGTCTGAGTAGTCTTCAGCCACAGAGTTCTCAGGGAATAACTCAACAATGTCTTTGTTTTCCTTGAGATTGTTCAAGTACTCTCGTGGGACTAAACCATAGTAGGTCAGGAGAAGAACCTTCTCGTCCTGATACTGGCTTACCTCTTGGGTAGGCTCTAAGTCTGTATCCTCGCCAGCAGTACCAATATCAACCTTGCGATAGATACCCTTCTCTATGCCTTGGACAATCTTGTGAATCGAGATGTACTTCTCGATAGCCACGCCCATACAGTCATCAATGGAAGTACCATTGGGATCGAACAAGAAGTTCTTGGGATTGATAGGCATGATCTTCACGCCAATCCTGTCTTTTTCCATGACACCGATAGCCGCTTGCCCTTGCATATTTGGGATGGCTTGGGTGGCAGGGACGTATTCTTTCTCAGTCTTGACGACAATCTCGCCTATGCCTGTGCCATAGATTTCAGCCATCAACTCAATTTGGTCAATCGACTTTCTGATTTTGTCTTTCTTAAAGTCTTCCATCAGTTGAGCCTTAATTATCTCAACATCTATGGGGTTGCCGTTGTAGTCTCTGATGTCATCTTCAATGTCAAAGAACTCGCCTTGACCAAAGATTGCTTCCATGATCTCAGCATGACGTGTCTCTACGGCTTGTTGGGTGGCGGGGGTGACAATGCGTGAACGCTCAGATTCACGGGTCTTGTCTTCAGAAGCCCATTGACCACGGAAGATACGCTCGTACTCTAGGTATTGGGGGAGAAAATTGGTATCTCTGTATTCACGCCAACGATTGCAATGGTCTGTCACAAAAGCCGTCAACTCTTTATCAGCCTCAGTTGGCTCATAAAATTCGTTTTGCTCTAGTTTGTCTGTTGCCATTTAAACCCCACTAATTATGTCCACAGGCTCCCACTCATCTTCTTGGTCATCTACAAAGTAAGAGGTGACAGCCATCTGATCTATATATGACAAAGCATCTGGCAAATCATCATGCACTCCAATGGCGGGAAATAAAAGAAGTTGATCTTTAAATTCATCCCAATCCTCCTCAGAGTTCAGCACAATACGTCCATGCTCAAACCGACCTTGGAGGCTCCAGATAATTCTGTCAGCCTTTTTCCTGTTGCCATGTGTTAAGTCAACTATATGCGAATATACATTATTTTTACGCATTAAGTCAGAAAAATATGGCAAAACTGCGTTTTTAAGCGCACCCTTCTCAATTCCAACAGCCAAAGGTCTGTATTCTCGCATCTTCAATAGGATGGTTGCCGCAGTCTCACGGATGTCCCAACGCCCAAAGACAATCTCTTTGACAAACCATTTGCCATCATCCGTTACCTTCACCACAGCAATAGCCGTCTGGTCTAGCCTTTTCTTGGAATTAGCCGCTTGTTTGGCAACTTCCTCGAATCCTGCCAAGTCACAGGCTATGTAGTAACTGCCATACTCAGGCTCTTCCCCGTACTTGATCCACTCTTCCTTGAAGATGTTGCTACCAGCATTGGTGAAACTTGCCATGTATTCTTGCTTAAAGGCAAAGGTAGACAGGGTTTTCTTGGCAGATTCAATCTCAGTTGGGTCGATCAGGGGGTTGTCTTGGGTGGTGAAGTGCCAAGATTTCCAATCTTTATCCTCTGCGCTTTCGCCCAATCTAAACAGATCGTAGAACCAGTTTCTTCCTTTGGGAGTTCCGATGAACATGGCTCTTCCTTTTTTATCGGAGAGAGAGGCTCGGATAACTTGCTCCCACGCTTCGGGCTTGATGTCGGCAACTTCGTCAAGGACTGCGTAGGTGAGGGAGACTCCACGGAGGGTATCGGGTCTATCAGCACCTCGGACGTAGATGGTTGCTCCGTTAATGGTGGTGATGTCTTGGTTGTTGATGTGGGCATTTTGGATAACCTCTCGTCCTAATTCCATTAAAACTTGCCAAATAATCTGTCTAGCCTGACCATTGGTAGGCGCAACATAAAGCACCGCAGAACCCGCAGGGCATTTCAAGGCTTCGATAAGTAGGGTGACTGCCGCCATACGGGACTTACCGCATCGTCTTCCAGCGGCAATGACTTTGAACCTAGTCTTATCCTTGAAGACTTCTTCTTGCCAAGGTAGTAGGCTAAAGTTCAGATCACTCATCTTTTGCCTCTATGTCTTCAGCGTCTAT